GTTCCCATTCGGTGACACTCGGTTTTCCCCCGGATATACGTGGGTCTCTGAGGAGCCCGAATGCCGTAGTGGTCTCTGCATGCCCTCGACCGACCATGCCACCGCCGCCGCGATGTACTGCGACCGACCGTCGACCCGGCATTACCACATGAGGGGCCGGACGTGGACCGTCTGGACCATGCAGGCACCGACCGACACACCGCAGATGCACGTGATCGCCCTGCCCGTTGACCCCGCCCTGATCCCCGCTGACAAGAGGTTCACCCGATGACCCGTCTCTCCGCCCTCGCTGGCATCGCCCTAGGCCTCGCCGTCGCCGCCTGTTTGTCCCGACTCCCGCCCGTCAATCGGCCAGCGTCTACGGGGCGTGTGGTGCGTTTGGCGACGGTGCCGACACCCAACACGCCATTGGGCATCCCTGACCCGGCTCCGTCGATTGTGGTGGAGTTCCACGGGCACCGGGTGCGAGTGTCCCCGCTGGCTCACAACATCCCGTTTATGATGATTGGGGGTGAGACGCTGTCAATCAATGGGGCCATCAGTCGCCCGTACGTCTCCGAGTAGGTCCCACCGTCCTGTGGGGCAGTCGTTGGCCCTGTCGAGTGCGTAGGAGGCAATCCGGCATCGGCAGTGAATCAGAGGACAGATCAGCCCTGCCCGCCACCGACAGCCCTCGCACGCCCTTAGACGCTGGCGAAACTCTCGGCGGGACTGGACAGCCACCCCGCCGGGGTTCCACTCTCTGGCTGCTCGGACAAAATCCGCGATACGCATTCGATCGCCTCCCGTGGGGAACTGGCCAGCATCTCCACCGGCTCGGGCAACTCTGGCTCGTGACCGAGATACCATTGGATCAGGGTGTCATGTGCCTGTGGGTTGAGGATCGCCGACACAAGCCGCCGCCGCTGATCGCCTTTCGTAGCCGCAAGAATCTCGACTGTGTTGCGCGACAACCTGCCAGTCGTGATGAAATCGATCGCCGCCATTGCCTTGATCTGGTGTTCCCAGAATTCCGCTTCCAGCCGTTCGCGCAGATCCTCCGGCATCGGCTCGGCATCGTCCAGCCCCAATGCCCGCCGACAAGCCACCGCCTGACCCCAGAATCGCACGAACTCCCGTTCGGTGTCGGCTATCACATGCTCGGCCTCGACAGCCTGTAGCCGCGTCTCGCACCGTTGCACGCCAATCGCCGTCTCGCAGTCCCCAAGCAATTTGACCAGCTCCGAGTACAGACCTCGAAGCCCTCGCCATCGCTTGTGCAATTCGCGGACCGCTTGCCGATAGCACCCGTAGACTGTACCACCCGCCCTGGCTGTGATCGCGTGATCAATCTGCCAAGTGGAATGGAAGTGCCTGTGATCGCCAAGGATCGTCGTGAGGCTCATACGCTCTCTGCCCCGATCAATTGGTCACGTGCCGGTGTCGGCATGTCGGTCCGTGTAGTCCATGTCGTCCCGTCAAATTCGTCGTGGTGCCTAGACTGCGTAGCCAAGGCAGTCAATCCACCCGTCATGTAGCCAGCCCCGGCACTCCCAAGGCTGGCCGACGCCCCACGATATCGCTTGTCTCTGGTCCCCCCAATGCTATTTCCGGCAGTCCAAGCATTGCCCGAGGCGTCATAGCTTTCGGTTGTCCCCAGCATTACAGACCCAGTTGAAAAGCCCATCAGTGCCCATCCAGTGGCGTCAATTGTAAATGCTCCCGGCGTAGACCTCGCTGTTCCCATGTCGGTTTTCGAAGTCCACGCATCTGATCCCGTAGCGTATTGATCGTTGTCTTTGAGAAAATTGCCAGATGCGTCCCCGCCACCGATAACGTAACCATTGTCGCTAATGACAAACGATGATGGTCCAGATCGCACGGGATTGGGTCCGCTTGTTTTGGTTGCCCATGAATCGGCAGACGGGCTGTACTCATAATTGGTCTGCGTTCTGGTCGTAGTGTTGTCATATCCATAGCTCGCGTAGCACTTGAGTGCTGCGGCAAAGCCTGCCCCAAACCATCGTGCAGCGGACATGTCTGCTTTTGCGGTAAATGTGTCCGTGCTGAACACGTAAGCGTCATTGTCGACGAAATAAAATGGGGATACAGACCCGCCGCCCCCATAGATGTACGCGATGCCCTCGACTGTCCCAGTCTGTGGCGTTGACCTCGCTGGAGTCGCTCCGTCTGTTTTGCTTGTCCACGAATCAACCACGTAGCTGTCAACGTCGCGTAGGTTTCCTGATGTGAAATTGAACCCATATAGGCAAATGTAGGTGCCGATTCCCACACCGCAGCAGTAGCAGCCCGACTGCCCCGAAAAGAACGCGGGAGTCTGCCCGCTGTATTGCCAGCCGTCGCGGTTGATTAGCATTCGGCGGCCTGGCACTCGAATCCCCACGGCATCGTCCAGACAAGCACAAACTTGCCTGAAGCGATGTTGCCGAATCGATTGTACGCTGTGACGTTCTCTCCGGTGTCCGTCAATGCCGCCGGGTCGGTCCCCGAGTAAATCGAGACTGTCCCGCTCGCTCCTTTGTTGAGTGCCGCATCCGTTTTCCCAATGAGCGCGTAGTCGAACTGCATCGCGATCGAGTTCGCTCGCGATGCCTGGGGCAATTCCTGCTGCCCCTCCACATGGCGAACCGTCGCCCGAATGCGTTGGACTGCGTCACCGGAAAACGTGTAGCCTGCCATTAGGGGGCCCCGTTCTCTTCAATCGTACACCACGCAAAGGGGCCTTGCATTCCAGTCGACGACGACACCGCAAGGGCAATCGACAGCACGTCCCCGACCGCCACCGTTGTGTTAGAGACGGTGCCATCGACTACCGCCCTGTCTGCCGTGGCGTTGGTGATTGTGATGACGCTGGACAGGACGGTAGTGCCGTTCTTTTTAAGATCGAATGTGACCGATGCCGAAGTCCCGGTATCGTTGCAGAGGGCCGCAAACTGGCGGATCGTACCCGCCACCTCGCACACATGGACGATCTCCTCGCGGGCCACGGGTGTTCCGCCGATCGCCAAATCGAAGTTGGTCCAAGCCCTGTAGCAATGCTGCAGCTTGTCCGCGTCGATCTTGGTGCCGCTGCTGATGTGTTGATCCTCGACAGATCCCGCGTCGAGTTGCAGAGTTCCTACGAGTCTGGCCATTATGTCACCCCTGGAAGGACTGAGAAGTTGCGGGCGTAGTAGACGGTGAAGTCTCGGTAAACCGCGTTATCGGGCGTTGGGTCACTCAGCACAGCCCCGCTGCCATTGAGTAGCCGAGGGGAGGAGACGGGCCGAGGGGGCGTTGACTGGTCCATGATGTGTTTTCGGTTTGCGCCGTCCTTAAACCGCAAGCCCTGATCCAACACCCTGAAGGGAATCCACTTCTCCCGCCGCCTCTCCAGCGTGTAGGAGAACTCGAAGTATTGGTAATCGCCCTCGATTTTCAGCTCACTGATCTCGATGTCCGACAGCTTGGCTTCATGCTGGCCAATCACCACGCCGCCAATTGTGATCGCCGCATTGTTCACCGCGTTCTCATAGTCCAGAATGAACGTCGGCACGTCCGCGACATTCTTCGCGACGCTGACCGTCCAGTAGGCTCGGTCGACTTCAACCGGCGGGTCAAAGTAATCGCCCGCCGAGTTCAAAAGTGCCTTGCCGTTGATGTCCTGCCAGATGGCCTTTTGGTAGTTCGATGTCCGCCACCGAATGCGGGCCGGGCGGTTGAGGGGATTCTCTTCCGACTCGTCTTCCTTGGTCGGCTTGCTGCTGTACTCCGCCTCGATCGTCCACTGCCGAGGTGCCCCCGCATCCTGCGTGACCTTGATCGACCGGCACAGATGCCCGACTAGGACTGGGTGGAAACTCACATAGGGTAGCGGCAGGATGTTGTTGTCGAGCCCGTATTGGTAAACGTCGCTCGAAGTGTGAAAGTTGTGGCTCGTGACAGCCAACCATTTCCGCGAACTGGTCGAGTCGTAGGGCTTGCTGTAGTCCAGCGATTGACCAGACACTTCACCCATTTTGAGAATTGCCATCAGTCGATTTCCACCCCTTCTTCATTGGCCAGCCCTTCCAGAGCGTCGAGTTGCTGCTGCTGGATCGCCAGCCCCTGCTGCTGGAGAGCGACCAGTTGGCGTTGGTAATCATCGCCTCGAATGCTCCCGAAGATCGCGGACAGGGCCTCCCGCGTACCCTGCTGTGCGGCTCCAACCGCCTTGGTTTCCGTGGGCTTGATCGCTTCAGCGGGAGACTCTGCGGATTTAACCCTCGGCGTCAGGGGCTTCTTGTCGATCGTCCCTTGCAAGGATTCCATCGTGCTTGCCATGTCCGCCGCCAGTTTGCCTTCGAGCCCCGATACCATCTCTCCCAATGTGTTTTCGAGTTCGGTCGGAACGCGCTCGCCTATCGTTGCGATGTCCCCAACAGTCGATTCGAACCCGTCTAGTAGAGGTGTCCATGTCATTTCCAGAGCGGTCATTCCGCCGCCGGAAATGAAATCCCAGATCGCCGCCATGTTGGTGGCGATGTTCGCACCGAGGTTCGAGAAGGCCGTCTGCGTGATCGCCAGGGCGTCAGTCCACAAGTTGCCCCAGTTGTCGAGAAACCAGTTGAAGTACGCTGGCAGTTGATCCGTGAAGAAGTATGCCGTCGCGTTGCCGATTTGAACCAATGTCAGCGCAGTATTGACGGCCAGCAGCTTGATCGACGTCCCGATGTTCGCCACCACGGCGATTGCATATTGCATCGGCGGAACCAGAGAATCCCGAATTCCATTCCCGATCTCCTCGAACCGGGTCAGCATTTCGGTTGCTGCCGGTGCGATGACAATTGTCAGCATATTTGCCAGACTTTGCAGCGCCGGCAGTGCCAATGCCCCGATCCCCTCGATTGCTCGCCCCGCCACGTTTGTCAGAACCACAAACGGGTTGCTCATCGCGTTTGCTGCTCCGCCGAACTCGGTCTTCAATTCGGCGAGAATCATCCTCTGCGCGCCCATCGCGTCGCCGGCCTTAACCATCGCTGTGATCTGCTGGCGTTGCTGCTCCGAAAACGACACGCCGACACGCCGCAAGGCCGTCAATCCTGTAATCGGATCGTTCAACGCTTTGCCGATCTGCACGATGCTGCTCTGCATGTCCTGCCCCATCACGGCCGATAGATCCTGTGCCGCAATGAGCGCCTCCTTAAACACATCCCCCTTTATCTGTGTGAATGTCGCCAGCACCGCAGCCGACGAGGTCGTCACATCCGCGTTAATGTCGTTGACCAGTTCGAGACTGTCAGCGAAATCGATGATTTCCTGTGCGGTAAACCCGGCCGCCCCACCGGTCGACGCGACAACCGCCTCTAACTTGGCCACCTGCTTGCGGGCCGCGATTGTCACCGACATTGCCGCGCCCATGCCGGCAGCCGCAGCCCCTCCGAGGAGTGCGACGCCGCCAATTGCAGCTCCAACCCCACGGGACAGCATCCCCACGGTTCCGGAAATCAACCCGCCAGACGAACGGATGGAAGACGCTGTGCGATTTACCTGGGCCTCTGCCTGCTGAATGGGGCCGGTAAATTTTGAGGTGTCCGCCACCAGATTTGCAACGAGGTTACCGATCACCGCCATGCCTGACCCTCCTCATTCCTGCTGCCACCTCGTCGGGAGTCATCTCCCGTGGTTGCGGCTTGTCCTGCGGGCGGAATGCGTCCGCGACCTTGCCATAGTCTATCTTCGCTCCCCATGCACTGCCGAGGATCGTTGTCTGCACTGCCGCCCTGTGATCGTCGCCAAACTTGCCCCACCCCTCGATCTGGGCGAAGGCCTTTAAAACCGTCAGCTCCTGCCGCGTCAACGTGTCCAACAGGGTCTCCCAGTCTGCCAGCCGATGATCATGTGACGCCAGCCGCATCACCCACAACACATCATCATCGGCCGTCAGTTTTTTACTGCCGTCTCCAATTTGCCGGGGTTGCTGATCTTGGCGACAGCGTCGGAGAGTTGCTGAATCACGTCGGTGGGGATGTCGTCAATCTCGGGATCGTCCACCGCAAAAAGAGGCTGCCCCTCCGAGTCGGTGACCACAGACGCCACCATGAACCGGATCAGATCAGTGTTCTTCTCGGCCTTCACCAGTGCGTCAAACTGGCCCGCCTCACGGAGAGTCAGGGGCCTGACCATCACGGTTTCCCCGTTGATCTCGACCCGCTTGGGAACCCGCTTCAGAAGTGCTTTTCGGCTCACTCGTCGTCCTCGTCTTCGTCTTCTTGCGGCATCTGGTCCCAGTTCGGGCCGGGGACATAGGTGCCGTCGGGGTTGTAACCTGTGATGATTCCCGCGTCGTACAACGGGAAGTCCTCCGGGGAGATTCCCGCCGTCACCCTGCGGGCTGCGTGCTGTGCCTGCCGGAAATCGTCGGGAGTCATGGCCGCACGCTGCAGGCATTCCTTGTCTTCCGGCTCGGCGATCCCCATACGTACCAACATGTAGGAATCAGGCCGCGACACAATGGCTCCGAGTTTCCAGAACCGCACCGGCTCCATCTGCCCGTTTCGCCACGTATCGACCATGACGGTCTGCGCCTGCTCGTCCTCAGACAGCACAGCAGAGGGGCTGATCTCGATGTCTTCGCGAATGATCTTGGCTTGCATCAGCTAGGCCACCCCGGATCGCCGGTCACGGTGTAGGTGAGCGATGCTTTCAAGCCGTCATCCATCGCGACGGTCGCCCCGAACTCCACGCCAGCCGAGGTAAACGCCTGATTGGTTGCAGCCGTGTCGGCATAGATGATCTTCATCGCGTTCGTTGCAGGTGTCGCGATCAGGTCGGTAACCGCCTGATGTCCTGCCAACGCCGGATCATAGAAGATCTCAGCAGACACCTGCCCGGGGTTTGAATACCCCGTTGGAGCGAATGTCTTGTAGGTGCCGCCGTCAAGGGTCGTAGACTCGAATGTCTCAGACCCGCTACCGCTGTGCTCAATCGAAAGGATCTGCGCGATGTCGACAAGACTCGCGGCAACCGTGTGCTGAAGTTTCGTACCCTTGGACTTCACAATCGCCATGAATGCACCTCCTAAGTGTGCTGAATCGAGAACTGAAGACTTCGCACGTAGTGGCGTTGATCTCGCCCATCGCCGGTGAAGACCACGTCATCCCGTGCATTTTCCCAGAGGACTGCGTTGATCGTGTCTGATGCCCCGGCTGCCCCCACGTAGTCGCGTAGGAACGTGTCCACGGCAGCAGCCAACGCAATCGATGCAGGCCGGTTGCTTGCGTAACAATCGATGTCCAACTCAGTCTTTCGCAGCGTGCCTCCGGTGCCGTCGAGTCGCTTGTATGGATCGTGACCGGTCTGCGTGATGATCACGTAAGGGGGCTTCACGCCTTCCGCCGGGTTGTCCAAAAACACCGCGTCAAACACCACACCACCGACAGTCTGCGACGGTGCCAGAGTCGTGATTGTCGACTGCGCGAGTAGCAGCGTGCGAAGCCCGATCTCAATGGCCATCACTTTGCCTGTTGCTTTGTGATGTCTTTAATGAGCCTCTTCCACACGGCTTTTTCCATCGCCGTGACTCCCGATCGCTGTTTTGCCTTGACGCCATGCGTGACAGCATCCCCTAGAATTGCTGGCATCTTGCCTGTGCTCCAGTTCGTCACTTCCCGCAGGCTCGTGCCAACATACATGCGGGTCTTTTTCACCACTCGATCTTGTGTGCCAATCGCTGCCCACATGACATTACGCGCTCCCAGCCCCACACCCTTGGGCTTGCCTGCCTTGGTGACATTCTTCCCGCTACGTTTCGGTTGTTTTCGCTTGAATGCGCCCGCGACCGAAAACCCAGCCTTAGCACCTTGTTTCCGCGCCTTGGCCTTGGTTAGGCCGCTTCCGACCAGTCGTTGTAAATTCTTCAGGTCGGCTGGAATGTGATGCTTAATGCCAACCGCAAACTCTTTGACACACGCACGCAAGCCGGCCTGAATGGCGGCTCGCGTTCGCTTGTCGGCAAGATTCAGCAGTGCGGCTTTTAGGCGTTCATCACCAGTCAGTTCCAGAACCGCAGTTTTGAACAAGCCGGTACGCTGGGCCGACCTCTCGCGCCGCATCCGTGCCATCCCTGGGCGTGCTGGCTTAGCCATCCTGCGCCACCTCCACGGCCGGAAACCGCACCATCTCGTCGCCCTCGTCCACGTCCAGCGGGGGGCCGCTGATGTTAAAAATCCTGTCGCCCATTCGCAGCCGCTGCTTGACGGTGAATGCCTTGCTCTGCGGGTCTGATCGCATCGTGATTTGATGCGTGATGTCCGCCGCGACTTCGACGCCACGAAAGAATTCCCGACTCCCACGGGTGGCCATCTCGCACCACCGCACGGCGAACGTGACCCAGTTCCCCGCTGTCGTTTCGTCGATCTGTCCCGCCCCGTTGACCGAGGCCGACAGCCGTTGCACCTCGACCCGCTTTGACAGTTTCCCCGCCCTCATGCGTAGTTTCCCCACTTCAGCCGATCAGTGAGGGCCGTGTAAGAGAGTTCGATTTCCTTCGATATTGTTCCCGTCAACACGGCTTCGCGATTCTCGACCCAATGACTGGCCAGCAACAACATCGCCTGCTTCGCGTCGTCTGGCACAGCACTGGCGGCACCGTATCCCGCCTGAATTGTCACAGCGACAGCGTTGAACCGGTCGTAGGTCGTGGGCCATGTCTGGCCAAACGCGGGCCGAATCAAGATCGGCTCCGCGTACAGATCCGTTTCGTAGGTTGCCGATGCCAGAGTCTGAAGGGTGTTGTTTGCGTCGTAATACTGAATCGAAGTGATGCTCTGGATCGGCAGCACCTCCGGGACAATGTACGTCGGCAGGTAGTCGAGATTGAGGACGACGGTCTGCGCGCAGAGTTTTCGCCGCGTGTCTTTCTCGACCATGATACGGGCCGTCTTGATCAGTCCGGCAAGCCGCTCGTCTTCGTGGCCGTGGTCAATCCTCGCGTGCTCTTTCAGTTCGGCCACGCTGACCGGCTCGACCGTCGGTTGGACGCTCACGCGCACAGAAGAGCGAACGCTCTGCATCGACTCCAACGGTCTCGCACGGTCCCACGGCATGGCTTATCGCCCTCTGTTCTGACGACGGACCGCCCGCTCGTAATGCGGGACAGCCGTAGTCTGTTCGATCTGTTCCAACGCGGGCTTGGCAATCCTCCGCCTGATGAGTAGGTTGGCCACCCCATCAGGCGGATCGATTGTCTTACCCGCCCGGAATCCCTTCCAAGTTGTGAGGAGTTCCACGCGCATTAGGTGGGCAGCCTCACGATGTTGCCGAACCCACGCTCGGCCGCAGTGACCGGTGTGTCCGTCGCCCGCGACAGCAACGCGAATGCTGTCGCAAAGGTTCCGGTAGACCCATCACCACACGTGGCGACAAGGTCGAAGTAGCGTTTGCGGCCTCGCAAATCGACCTCGAATTTGAAGCACTTGTTGTCGTCGGTCGCAGTCGGCAGTGCCGCAGTGGTTCCCGCGATGCTGACCGAAGTGCCGTAGACCAGGCCGGTAACATCCGCGAAGCTGCTGTCTGTATCCGACTCCTGAAGCTTCAGGGCAGTCATCGCAATGTCGGTGGCCCCAAGGTACACGAACACTTCCAAGTATTCGTACCCCAACGTGTCGATGCTCGCCGTGGTCAGACTGGCATTGTCGACGATGGCAGCCGGGGGAGTGACCGACACCCACTTGGTATTCTGTGCATGAATCATGAATCAGGCTCCTTACGAACCGGGGGTCTTCAGCATGATCACGGGACCGGCAACGCTCGCCGTACCCTTTTCATGCACATTGATGTCAAAACGCTCGGTGCCACGGATCGCGAGTTGATCGAATTCAAAATATCGCGAACTATCGACGGCGATCGAGATGCCACGCCGTGAACCCATCGAGGCCGCCAGATCGAGATTGCCGAGGTAGGCAATACCGTCCGTTGAAGTCTGGGCCGTGGTCGTGGAATTCATCACCTGCACGATTTCCACCGGGAACCCGAGGAATTGCAGGGGGGCACCGCCAGCGATCTGGGCCACGGTGTTACCGCCAGCCGCCTCCGCCAGCCGCAGCATGGAGTTGGCCCAACCCACCCGGCTGATGTACCACCGCGCGCCGTTGACGGCGAACTGAGGCAGCTTGCCCACCATCGCTTCGAAATCCTCAAGATCGAGGGTTGAAAACGCGGTGTTGCCGGTGATGGCAGTGACTTCGCTGCCGTCGCCCAGGGCGTTCTTCAGGCCGACGATCCCGCCGTAAGTGCTGGTGCCGTCACCGTTGAACAAGCATTCGTCCTCCTTGTCGGCGAACGCGTAGGCGATCTCCTGCGCCAGATCGTCGGCAATCGAAATGACCGAGTCCTCCGACAATTCGCTGGAGTACTTGGTCAAGACCGCCAGCTTGCGGGCCGTCAGACTGACCGTGTCCCAGCCCTTGTCGCTGGCCGTGATCTCGGCATTCTCGGAGACGAAATACGCGGTCACGCCGGATTGTCGCCGGGGGACAATCAAGGTGTCGGACTGCATCGGGCGGATGCGCAGCACCCGACGGGCGACCCCACGCTCTTCCCGCAGATCGATGATTGCGGTCTCCATCTGCTCGGGGACAAGGAAGCCGCCGAGATTGTTGCTCGTGGTCTGCAAAGCTCGGGTCTCGATGCCGTTGTCAGCACACCACTGGGCCGCCCGCTGGTCCCCGCCGAGGATCGCCAGACACCATTGCCCGGCCGCATAGGCTCGGTCCTGCGCATCGGGACCACGGAAGGACCGCAGCGAACCGAACCGCCGCAGAGTCCGGATCTCGGTCTTCGGGGCAGGGGCCACCACACCGGGGGCAGGAGTGGGAGCACTTCGCCGCCCCTCGCTGGCAGCAAGTGCCGCCTTCTCTTGGATCAGCTTGCTGTACCGGGCTTCCTCAGCGCCGGCCTTGCCAGCCTCCTCCAGCAGGCTCTCATACTTGCGGGTCTCGTCGTCCGTGAGGGGCCGAGACTTCCCGCCTTCACCGCCGGTAGCCGCAGCCACCAGCACGCTTTCCGCTTCCGCCAGCTTGGCAGAACGCAATTCGCGGGCCGCATCGGCCGCCTTTTGCAGATCCATAATTGTCGTCTCCGATTTGGCCGACGACCACCAGATAACACATCAGGCGTGAACCGTCGGCAAGTGCGAACACCTGCTAACAATCCACGCCTGCAACGGCAATTGCGGATGTCTCACGGAATCAACACCATGCCAACGGGCTGGGACGTTTGTTCCGGCAGCATCAATCTGTGTTAAATCGTACTGACTTGCAGTCGACTGTCAATACGTTTTCAGCTTGGCCAACTGGAATTTCTTCGAAGCCAGATCGAACGACATCCCCTGCAATGCTCGCGCTTTGGCCAGAGAACGAAGCGCCATCTCGGTACCCTGATAGGCGGGGTACGTGACGGCACTCACGTCGAACAACTCGACGTTGTGCAGTTCGCGGATCTGCCGCTCGCCCTCTTGTCGCCAGATGTCGCTCTTGGTCGTGAACCCAAAACTCATCTGGTCCATGTCGCCCCGTCTGATCTTGGGGACCAACGCCTGAACGTCGGGGTCTGTCGGGTCAAGGTCCGCCTCCATCCTTAGCCCGCGTTGATCCTCCGCGAGTCGCAGTGTGCCGGACTTGGTGCGGGCCAGCGGGGTCCCCTCGTGGTTGACCAACAGCCGCACATCGGCACCGCTCGCCAGCGTCCGGGTAAACGCCCCGGGCCGTATGATCTCGACGAACCCGCCAAGATCTTCAGACAGCGAATTGAAGACAGCCGCGTATCCCCGAAGGGTGATCTTCCCGTCAGCCTCTGACCGAAGGTCGATCTCGGCACATGCCCGGTATTCTCGCTCGATCATCGCACAACCTCCCGGGCAAATTCGGTCGCCCGCCGCGCATCCCATCGGGACACCACCGATTCGACACTTTCCGCCAGCTTGTCCGCCGACACCTCGCACGCGGTCAACAAGGCCTGGCGAGACTGCTCGACGTGACGGGCCACGATCTCGGCCGGGTCGAGAGACTGCCGCGCGTGAATCCCCAGGGCTCGCACCGTCGGGCCGATTGCTTGTTCGAGGGTCGCCGCGTGCTCGACATAGAACGCATCCAGCCACCCGAGGAACTCGCTTGGCTTGTTCGCTGCACGGGTGGCCGCGTTCCTCTCCTTCGACAGCAGCCGGGTGAGGTCGTTCTCCAGAATGGACCGCAGTGCATCGCCGAGGTCTGGAGAATCATCCTCCTCCGCCTGTGCCACACTCGTCTGCCCCACGCTCGGGGTCGGGGTCGCCTGCATGGCCGTGGTGAGTGGGACCATGTTCCCGTTAATCAAATAGGCGTCACCGTCTTCGGTCGGAATCGGATTCATCCCTTCTCGGTCCCTGATCTCGTTCGCGCTCATCCAGCCGTTCTGTCTGGCCACAGCGTAGGCATCATACCGGCTCTTGAGGTCGGCAAGCGACAGATCATCTAGGTCAAGCTCAGTGAAGTGGGTCGGTTTCTCGCTCGCGGAGAACAGCTTCCTATGGGCTTCCTGCTGCATTGCCACTGCAAGAGGGCGGATTGTGTAGGTCTTGTACTCGATCGATTGGTGTTCAATGTTTCCAAAAGTCGCCCGGCTCAGATCCCGCAGCAGGTGGGGCGGAATGTTGAACCAGCGGGCCACCTCCGCGATCTGGAATTGTCGTTGCTCCAAAAGCTGGGCGTCCACGGCTGACATCTGCATGGCCTGGAACTCCATGCCCTCCTGAAGAACGGCGATCCGCCCCGCCTTGTCCGCCCCCCGGTGCATCGCGTCCCACTCGTCGCGGATGTTCCTCCGGGCGTCGGTCGTCAGCTTGCCGGGATGTTTGAGAATGCCACCGGGCCGGGCTCCGTTCGCGAAACTGCTGCCGCTGTACTGTTCCATGCCGAGGGTGAGACCGAAAGAATCCCGGGCTCGCTGGACCAGCCCCTTCCCGACGATCCCATCAGCCGCCATCAGGGGGACATGGTACACATCGACCGGATCGAGACGGACAGGATTCAACCCGTGTTCGTCGGTGACCTCGTAGTAGATGCGCTTCGTGCTGTCGCGCTTCATCGCCACGCGGGCCGGGTGAATCCACCACAGAGAGACAGGCCGCCCGCCCCGATTCCTTTCGATCTCCGCGACCATGTTCCCGTGGAGATAGAAGCTGGTCATCATGGCAATCCGCCACGAGAACGCGGTCATTTCCGCGTTTGGCTCTTGGTCGAGTAGCAGCCGAAGAGGGTGGTCGTACCGCTCAATATTGGCCTCGTCCTGCCGCTCGTAGACTTCCCATTCAAGCTGGGCGATGGTCTCTGCAATCACGCGAACCGCAGCGTACACCGCCGAGACGGTCATTGCAGACGTCTCGGTGATCGCCACGCCGCTCGAACTCCGAGGCATCAAGGCGTCTGCCACTTGCTGCGACATGCCCCGGGTTTCCGGCGCGATAAAATTCGCCAGACCACGCCGAATCCCTGCAATGATGCTCACAGTGACAGACTCCCTTTCGTGTCGTACACACTGCCCACTTCATCCGCCACCATCGCGGTTCCCATCGCCATGATCGTGGAAACGATGCCGTCGATCTTGTCCGCAGATCTGGACTTGCTGGGCCGGATATTATCGCTCTTGTCCCGCTCCGCCGCTACGTTTCCCGCCATCCATCGCAACACCGGATCGCCGTCGTGGTGTAGTGTCTGGTTGGCAATTCTCCGCTCGAACTCTTTCGAGGGGGCCGCGAATGATCCGATTGTCTGACGGAATTCCTTCAGCCGCTCGGCCGGGAACCCCGCCGCCGCCAATTGCTGGGCCATCGCCCGGGCCGGTCCCCAGGGGTCATAGGCCAGACATTGCAGGTCGAACCGCTCAGCCACCTCGCACAGTTCCGCACAGATCACCCCGTAGTCTGCCACGTTCCCGTCCGTCTGCGTGATCAGCCCTTGGGACGCCCACCGCTTGGCCTGTGCCCTGTCCTGTTTTCCCCGGATGTCCGCAACTTCTTCAGGCATCCAGTACCGACACTTCACGTAGTAATCCGTGTCCCTCTTGAACACCATCGATAGCGCGTTGATGTCGCGCGTTGATGCAAGATCGAGGCCACACCAGACCGGTTCCCCCGAGAATTCGGAGAGATCGAAGTCGGTGCGGCATTCGTCCCAGTGGTGCATCTGAATCCAGCGGACTGCCTGCTCGGTCCACTGGTTGAGGTACAAATTGCGAAAGACGTTTTCCGCTGCCGGGTTGTTCCGGGCCGCCGTACACTCGTCTCGCAGAAAGTCGAGAGAGACAGACACTCCCAAATTCGGGTTGGCCTTGCGCCACACCTCTTCCGATGTCCAATCGTCGGCCGGGTCAGCCCCGTAGATTACACCGTAAAACGTAGGGTCGGAATCCGGATCGGCAATCGCCGCCGCTGCTCGCTGGTGCATTTCCCAGCAGATCGACGACCGGTCATGCCCCGCAGTAGTGATCGCAGCAACCAACGGTTGTTTGCGAGCGCCACGGCCTGAAAGCATGGCATCCCACAGAATCCGGTTTGGTTGTGTGTGCAGTTCGTCGAAGATGATTCCCGACGGGCTCTTGCCATGTGCGGTATAGCCCTCAGCCGATGTTGCTTCGTACCATCCGCCGTTTGCTTTGGCGTTGATACGGTATTGCCGCAATTCGGCTTTGGACTGGAGAAGCGGGCTTCCTTTTTCAATCATCGCCCGGGCCGCGTTGAAAACAATCCGTGCCTGATCTCGGTCGCCCGCACAGGAATACACTTGAGGCCGCTTCTCTTGATCAGCCAACAACAGATACAACGCGATGCCGGCGCAGAACGTTGACTTCCCGTTCTTTCTGGGAACCTCGATGTATGCCAGTCGGTAGCGTCGCGTTCCATCTGCCCGAAGCCAACCGAACAAATCGCGGATGATCTTCCTTTGCCACGGCTCCAAGCCAAACGGTTGACCGGCTTTCTCACCTTCGACGTAGCACAGCAGCTCGGAAAAAAACCGCTCGGCACGCGACGCCTTTTCCTCTGAGAATGTGAATTCCATCAGTCGAGAAGATCCTCCCCTCGATTGACCACTACGCCGACGTTAACCGTTGTTCCGTTACCGCTCGCCGCGTTGACCTGTCCGTACATCGTGCAGAGTACCTTTGCCGCAGACACGCGGGCACGGACCTCGGTTTTTCCATCCAGTGCGATCCGCAGCATCGAGTCGGGCAGGGCTGACATTGCCTCTGGCCTGATCTGCCAGCCCTTCGCCGCCGCTGATTGAATCAATCGCAGATCCTTCCCGGGTGTTCTCGGGTCGACGAACGGGGCCGGAACCAACTCTGGCACCAGCGGGCCGGGACTGCCCCCCAATCCCCCCTTCAATGGGGCTTTCGGCGGCTTGCGGTTCTTCGTCTTGCGGCTCATGTTTCACCCCCGGGTGTCTGGAGCGAACGGGTCGGAGTTGCACCGCCCCTTCCCGACTGGTTGCCGGGCGTGCCGCTGTCTGCACTTCGTTCGCGCTTAGGGTAGGGTTTTCGTAGTGGTTCGATGCGGGCTTTCATTTCGGCGTCGAGGGGCATCAGGTAGCGATTCTTCGAACTGCCCTTGACGATCTTCACATCGGGATGATTCTCCATCCCCTTAAAACTGTTTCGGAACGATCGGCCTTGCCATCGCTTTCCTTTGTAAATGTACTCGTCACTCGCAGCACTCTTTCCGCAAAACAGCCAACCGCCAGCTTGATAGATACCGCCCAAGTGGCCTTGTTCAGGGTCTGCGAATGAGACGACAAGCCGAAGTCCCGGAAAGGATCGCTTGAGTATTCGCAGAGCCACAGAAACGATCCTAGACACTGGGCAAACATGTTCACGCAGCGCGACACGCACCAGCTCGCATCCCTGCGTGGGCGAAAGTCCGTATCTTTTTACAAGATCCGAAGTCGCACCCACGCCAAACAGCACAGCTCCAATAAATTGGCCGCACTCCCAGACGCCGATTTTTGCGAGCTTTGACTTTGGAATACACCCGCTGTAGTGCCACTTCTCGCACGCATACTTCGCGGCTTCATGGCTGCACCAATCCAGCTTCAAATCGGCCTTGTTCATTTCGGCACGAACTCCCGATTGCAGTGTGGGCAGGTGATCGGGGCTTTCTGGTCAAGCTGGCCCTGATCGTCGATGCTCGCCGGTTCGAAGTCGGGCGGGACAATTCCGTGCTCTTCCGCCAACGCCGCCAACATTTCCGACAGTTCGTGATTCGCCGTCTCGACCGATTCCAGCACCTCACGCAACTTGTCCGCGTCCGCTTCGGCCATCGCCCCCAACGGGTCGAACGTGGCGAGGATCTTGTCCGCCTCCTCCTCCGTAACGTCCAGCACCAGCACCGGTATCTCGGCGTTGTGGAGCGTCTCCGTGCGTAGGTGCCCGTCAATGAGCATCAGGCCGCCCTCAGCAGTTTCCCGGGCCAGCACAGCCGAGGCAATGCCGACCTCCGCCAGAACGCCGCGTAGAGCGTTTGCCTGCGACTCTGGATGCTTCCTCCAGTTCTTCGGGTTCGGCTGGAGTTGATCCGCTGGTACCCGCCGCAGCTCCTTGATCCGGTCTCGAATGTTCATGTCAGTTTTTAGGTCCAAAAATATGTGCGCGAGAGCAACGCGGTTCGCTACATGGCCAGTGTACAAAAGTGATGCCCCCCTTGGGGGGTCGGGCGTGTTGCTGCATGATCACAACACATGCTCCATTCGATTTCCCTTTTGTGCATTGCACAAATGGCACATCGTCTGCAGGTTACTTTCTATATGCGGTCCACCACGAGACAACGGCACTATATGGTCTAGTGTGGCATTGTCGGGGTGATAGGTTTTATGGCTCGTGCAATGCTTTCCGCATCGCTGGCAAGTCCAATTGTCGCGGTTGAATATGGACACCGGATCGACTGCTTCTGCCTTATTCCCCCTTTTCAGTGCGTTGCGCTTCTTCTTCATTATCTTTCTCGCCTTCTTCATGGACTGTAGCTCGCACTCACCACAGATTCTTGGTTGTGTGCCATTCGTGGTCAATGGCAAGGTAATGTCGAGGCCACATCTTGCACATCCAACAATCCCACGGTTGCCACGCTCAATGCACCTACTACACCGACCGCTAATCATGCTTTTCTTTTGTCTTCCGCATCCGGTGCACAAAGCCTTTTGGCTTTGCCTTGTCTCCTTTTCTATCTGCCTCATATACAAATGAAGCACCTTTACGGCACCATCTGCAATGGCTCGCCATGCAAACTGGTTTTTTGCAGTCCCGCCACATTCGCGACTGCAAAACCGAAGTGCATCACGGCTGCTATGATGTGTTCGGTGAAAAGTCTTACCGCAGTTTTCGCACGTATGAATTCTGCAAAAACTACCAATTGCGGTGGAACACTGGACACTGCAAAACCGCTGCTGCGGCTTCTCTGTAGCAAATTGCCTTTGGCAGAGTTCGCAGGTCCGCAAGTGTCGTTTTCGGCTAATCGGTTTTCTCACCTATCGATCCCTCCGCGTTCCCTCACAGTCTTCGCACTGTGACACGATGCACACAGCGTCTGTAGGTTGCTCACATCAGTGAATCGTTCCCAGTCTCCACCATGCGGCACGATGTGATCGACGTGGGCTGATTGCCCTGTGCTCACACCACATGCTTTGCATAGGTACGCATCACGCACCATTACCAGCGTGCGCAACGCCAACCATGTCCGTGATGCGTACCATTGACGTGCTGCAATCTGTCTGCTCGCCCATGATCGCTCATCCTGTGCCTTGGGACGTGCCCTGAATGGCTCTGGCAGTTTCGGCATCACTCCGCCCCCAGATCAAACAGCAGCCGTCGCTTTATCGTCTCACCGTTCGTCGTGACCACCGTCAGCAGCAGCACATACCGACCCAGTGTCTGGCTGGCTCCCGTGGTCACCTGGAATGCTACCGCCTCACCCGCACTGCACAGCCTGCCGTTGACGTAGGTCGCCGATGCGTTGACACTCACCGCCCCCAGCGTTGGATCAGTCGCCCCCGTGGGCTTGTCGCTCACCGCAATCGTCCCCGAGGCAACCGTATCGCCAGCCTTCAGGACGCCGGTCTCCTGCCCTGCGGTATTCTCCCCCAGGTCAACGGCACATGCTCGCACCTCTGACCGGCCCAGCGTGTAAACCTGCTTGCACGTTAACTCGCTCATCGCTTCACCTGCCAATCAATCCGCTGATTCTGCGTTGTCCAGTCGATCCGCTGTGTCTGTACCGTGTACTCGCAGCGGCCAGTTGGTGCCGCCACCGCTGCCCCGATCCCATAGCCCAACGTCAGCACCAGCCCCGGGCTGCCCCAGGCACCGTACCCCAGCGTGATGACACTCGACGGACTGCCGTTCATGTCGCCTCAGTGATCGAGGTTGGGGCCGTGCTGCTGTCCAGAGTGAAGGTCTTCGCCGTGCTCCCGTCGATCTTCTTCAGGGTCTTCGTGGTGCCGCTGATCGAGGCATCTCCCATCTGTGCGATCAACTCAAACAGCGATTGCGCCAACGTCGGGGCAACACCTGCCGCACGGTAAGCCTCCGTCATCTGGCGAGTGAGCACGCCGTCAGCGATTTCCCCGATCGGATGCACGTGATCCGGCAGAATCACAAACTCATCCGCCGCCGTGGGAGCCTGCGTCAACGCATCGCCCAGAGTGATCTGCCCATTGGTGACCGAATACGCCTCAATCGCTGCCGATTCGCCTGCAAGGTCTCCGCTGATGAATAGCAAGGTCTGGTTATTGAACGTCCCTGTCGGCTCGGTCAGATTCGTTCGGAACACGGTCGTCGTCGGTGTCCCGCCCGCTGCGACCGCCCCTTCGGTAACGTAGTTGGCCTTCCGCAACGTGTCCAACAATTTGCCGAACGATCCCGCTGCTGTGTGACCGCTGTAGGCTTCATCCCACACCCCGTCAGCGATTTCCGCGACCGCATCGGTAGCCAACGCCGCCGCAGTCAACACGCCAGACGCCATTGCACCGACCGAGGCGTCGATCCGACCACCGACCAACGCGGCAGGCAATCGGCTCTGGATGTCCTGTGTGTCGGTCTCCACCGCCGCGACATTCGCAGCCGTTGCCAGCCCTGACTGGATCTCCGTTACCGCGTCCGTGGCCAACGCCGACGCGGTCAGCACATTGGGAGCCATCGCCCCGACACTCGAATCCATCCGCCCGCTGACCAACGCCGCTGGGAGCCTGCTCTGAATGTCCTCGGTGTCCGCCTGAATCCCGTCCAATTCGCCCTGTAGCGTCGTGCCTGTGTCTGTCAGAATATCGGCCAGCATCTTGCCCGCCTGACTGCCGGTGTAGGCGCCTGGAAGGGTCGTGGTCCACGGATCGCCAGCCGACCCGGCAGCATTGAGCGCTGCCCCCGTGCTACCGGCTGCCAGATGGTCGCCGCTCGCTTCGTCCCACACCGCGTCCGCAATCGCTGCCGCAGTAGGTGGCGCCGTCGAAAGGCTG